ATTCCAAATCCAGCAACAATTGATCCAATTACTGGAGAACCATTACCAGCACAAGAAGTTCCTGCAACCGCAGATCAAAATCTTTTGGGTAAAGTTCCTGAAGAACCAGGTATTGATGGAACAGAAACTCAAGTCCCAGAACCCAATAATCCACAGATATAAATAGTTTCTAGCACATATATAAATCTTATGGAAGAACTTATCGATTTGATTGCAACTGATTCATCTGCATCTGATATTACAGATACTATTAAAGATCTTCTTTATGCTAAAGCAGCAGAAAGAATTGATAATGCAAGACCCCATGTTGCTTCAGCAATGTTTGGTGACGAATAATAAAAGAGGTTAAAAATGTCTTATAAAATTTCCCAATATGTAAATCCAATTGCTGCATCAGCATCAGTTGCTACTACCAGTAATGGAATTGCATTAAAAAGCGGTTATTTGAGAGTTGCTACTGCTACAACTGGGGCATATGTTGATATTGGTGGAACGCCAGTTGCTGCAACAAATACTCTCCTTGTTCCTGCAAATACTAGCGTAGTTCTTAAAGATCGAGTTGCTAGATCTACTGTTGTTGGTATTTCTACAGGAACTACAACAATTCTGACTCTTGATTCATCCACCAATAATCCATTTATTGTAGGTGATTATGTAACAATTGAAAATGGATATCCTGCAGGAATTAATACTGTTCATAGTTTAGTAACCGCAACTACTGATAGTAGTTCATATTGGGGGGGAACTAGTGTTCCAACAATTACTATTAATTTTAATAGTAGTTCAGTAACTGGCGTTGCGCTTACAGGAACAACTGCTGCAAGAAGCACCAAAATTTCCGCTCTTGGTGCTGGAAATGCGGCTACGGTAAGTATTACAGAAATCCAAATCACATCTTCAGCAACATAAAATGAAACTAATCACAGAAGAAGTTCAAAAGGTTAAGTTCATCGTAGAGGGATCAGGTTCCGCTAAAAAGATGTATATTGAAGGAGTTTTTCTTCAAGGAAACATTAAAAATCGTAATGGAAGAATGTATCCTGTTGATGTTCTTCATCGTGAAGTTCAAAGATATAATGAAAACTTTGTTCAAAAAGGTCGTGCTCTTGGGGAACTTGGACATCCAGATGGACCAACTGTAAATTTGGATAGAGTTTCTCACCAAATTACTTCACTTGTCCGTGAAGGAAATAATTTTAAAGGAAAAGCAAAGCTTCTTGAAACCCCTATGGGTAAAATTGCTAAAGCTTTAATTGATGAGGGAGTTACTCTTGGCGTCTCTTCTCGTGGTGTTGGATCACTTCAAATGACTAACGAAGGTCATAAGGTAGTTGGTCCCGACTTTATGTTAGCGACTGCTGCTGATATCGTTGCCGATCCTTCTGCCCCTGATGCTTTTGTTCAGGGAATTATGGAAGGTAAAGAGTGGATTTGGGATGGTGGAATTCTTCGTGAGCAAGCTGCACAGAAAGCTCAAAGAAGAATTAATACTCTAGTTGATCAAAGAAGATTAGAGGAACATAAGATTAAATTATTTAATGATTTTATTTCAAATCTATAAATTATAAATAAATATAGATTAAATACAAAAAGATCTAAAAATGTCCGTTGGTAGAAATTTACAAGAAATGGAAAACGTAGTCACTAAAAATGCTCAATCTGGCGAACCAATGCACAAGTTGTCTACTGGAATTGCTCCAGGGCAAACTGGTAGTTGGGAAGATCTTGGAGGACCTACTCCAGAGAATTATACAAACGAACCTAATGGTTCCGCAAAGTTGAGAGTTCCTGGTGGATCTCTTAAGCAAGTAAGCGATGCTATCACCAATAGAAAAGGTAAAACCGGACCTATGGGTATGAGCCATCTTGCTCCTGGTGCCGTTAAGCAGGCAGAGGATTTTGAATATGAAGACGATTTGATTGAAAGAAAGGAAGAGGAAGAAGAAGAGGAAGAAGAGGAGGAAGAGGGTGGTAAGAAGCCTTCTTTCAAAAAAACTAAAAAAGTAGCAGAAGCTAAAGAAGAAGAAGAGGAAGAGGAAGAGGAAGAAGAAGAAGAGGAAGAAGGTGGTAAAAAATCTTCTCGCCGTCGTAAGATGGAAGAAGCACGTAAAATGACTAAAAAAGGTAAAAAAGAAGAGGAAGAAGAGGAAGAGGAAGAAGAGGAAGAAATGGAAGAATCTTTTGATATTGAAGAAGACGTAACCGCTCTTCTTGCTGGTGAAGATCTTTCCGAAGATTTCCAAATCAAAGCAAAAACAATTTTTGAAGCTGCGATTAGAAGCAAAGTTGCTTCAATCAAAGAGCAGCTCCAATCAGTTTATGAAGAACAGCTTGTAGAAGAGTTACAAGCTGTTAAAGCAGAACTCGTAGAAAGAGTTGATGCTTATCTTGAGTATGTTGCTGATGAGTGGGTATCTGAAAATGCCCTCGCCATCGAAAGTGGACTTAAAACTGAAATGACCGAATCATTCCTTGCTGGAATGAAAGGTCTTTTTGAAGATCATTATGTATCCATCCCTGAAGAAAGATATGATGTAGTCGAGAGTATGGTAGATAAACTAGATGAAATGGAAGAAAAACTCAACGAGCAAATCGAAAAGAATGTTGCTCTTACAAGGAGATTAGCAGAGTCAGTTACCGATGTAATTTTTGGTGAAGTATCTGAAGGTCTTGCACTTTCACAAAAAGATAAACTCGCTTCTCTTGCCGAAAATGTTGAGTTTGATAGTGAAGATAGCTATCGTGAGAAACTAGTAACACTGAGAGATTCTTATTTCCCAAGAACAACTAGTGCTCAAAGAAACACTGTTGATAATCTTGCTGAAGAAGTTAATTACGAAAATGATGAAGTTGTTTCAGCTTCTATGGCTCGTTATCTTCAGACAATGCAAAGAGTTTCTAAAAAGTGATTTTTAAATTATAAAAAAATCAAACTAACAACACATTTTAAAAGAGGTAAGACAAATGCAAGGCCTAAACGCCGAATATTTACAAGAGAAGTGGGCACCACTCCTTGATTATCAAGGAATGGATTCCATCAAAGATTCACATCGTAGAATGGTAACAGCCATTCTCCTTGAAAACCAAGAAAAATCAATTCGTGAAGAGCGTGAGTTCCTTTATGAATCCCCAACCAACTCAGCTAACGCTTCTGGTGCTGGTGGTGGTTTTGGTGGTAACGCCACTGCCGCAGGTCCTGTAGCTGGTTTTGACCCCGTTCTGATTTCTTTGATCAGACGTTCTATGCCTAATTTGGTTGCTTATGATCTCGCTGGCGTTCAGCCAATGACTGGTCCTACCGGACTCATCTTTGCAATGCGTTCACGTTATACCAACCAGTCAGGAACTGAAGCTTTGTTCAACGAAGCAGATTCAGCATTCTCTGGGATGGGAACTGGATTCAACCAAACCATTACTCCTGGTTATACTGCACAAGCATCAGACTCTGGTGTTGGTTTTGGTACTACTACTCAGGGCACTGGCAATAATCCAGGTCTTCTGAATCCAGTAGGTACTGCTTCTTCACTTGGATATGTCGTTGGTGAAGGTATGAACACAGGCGATGCTGAGAATCTTGGCGTTGCTGGTGGTTCACAGTTCAACGAAATGGCATTCTCAATCGAGAAAGTCACCGTTACTGCAAAATCACGAGCTCTGAAAGCTGAGTATTCATTAGAACTCGCACAAGACCTTAAAGCAATTCATGGTCTGAATGCTGAAGCGGAATTGGCAAACATTCTCTCAACAGAGATTCTTGCTGAAATCAACCGCGAAGTTATTCGTACCATCTATAAAGTTGCTGAGCAAGGTGCTGCAGTTAACGTTGCAACTCCCGGTATTTTCGACTTAGATGTTGACTCTAATGGTCGTTGGTCTGTTGAGAAATTCAAAGGTCTTATCTTCCAAATCGAGCGTGATGCTAACGCAATCGCACAAAGAACTCGTAGAGGGAAGGGTAACATGATCCTCTGCTCGGCTGACGTTGCTTCGGCACTCACCATGGCAGGTGTTCTTGATTACACCCCAGCACTCAACTCCAATCTTCAAGTTGATGATACTGGTAACACCTTCGCTGGTGTTCTCCAAGGTAAGTATCGCGTATATATTGACCCATATTCGGCTAACGTTTCTGCTAACCAGTATTACGTTGTCGGTTATAAAGGTTCTTCACCTTATGACGCAGGTCTCTTCTACTGCCCATATATCCCTCTCCAAATGGTACGTGCCGTTGGTGAGAACACCTTCCAACCAAAAATTGGCTTCAAAACCCGCTATGGTATTGTCGCTAACCCATTTGCGGAAGGTGATGCTACTAACCAAGGTCTTGGTAGACTTAAAGTTAATAGCAACCGCTACTATCGTCGCGTTCGCGTTGACAATCTTATGTGAGCCATTGGTTCATATCTTCTTCAGACCTCCCGCAAGGGGGGTCTTTTTTTATCTAAATACTAAAAAGTATTC